TTATACCTTTTTTAAGTAATTCCTCTTTTGATTGAAATTTTATAACTCTGTCAGAGTGTTCTTTATATCTCAGCACCAAAAGTTCGTTCCAAGCATCATCTTTTAAAAGTTTTCCGCTTGTTAATATCCATTCTCTCATTTTCCAATATAATTCAGCCTTTTTATTGTAAAATCTTTCTGGATAATTTGCTTTTTGACCAAATTGTATACCATGAAGTTCTTGATATAGTCCTATTTCGTTTAGTCTGTCATAAATTCCTTTTCCTATACCTGTAATATCTATAACAATTGCTGATGGCTGATATTTAATAATGTAATCGCTTAAAAGCGGAAGTATTTGCATTGTATCTGAAAGCCTTTTGTTGAAAAGAACTTTCGCCACGAAATTATCTCTTAAAACTATTGCTGTTTCATCTCCTCCTGCTCCTGGATCTATTCCAATAACTGGTTTATGAAAATTTTGAATATCCACATCTATTAGTGCATTTTGAAGTTGTGAAGAAGTTAATAATGGCAAATATCCTTTATCGTCAATAACTCCTTCTAAAGAATACCAATTACCTTCAAGTAAAGCCTTTTTTAATGGCTCATCCATTCCTTTTGCTAATTCTTCATAGTAATTTTCTGGCAAATAAGGATTATCTCCAATTTCTGCTTTTAAATATCCTGCATCTTTACATCTTTCGTCTTTTGATGTTTTTTCTACAAAAAATTCTCTCACCCAGTTTGAAAATTCTCCAACAGGATTAGATACTGCTAAAAATTTTGGATTTTCTATTCCTGGCCATCTATTTCTCTGTAAAAGAATATCAAATGTTTCTTTTGGTATTTGCGTGATTTCATCTACCCCTACAATAGCCCATTCGTTTGAGAAATACTTTTCTGGTTCATCAAGGTTTCTAAACATCAAAATTCCTCCTCCGTAATCCTCTGAAAGATGAAATTCGTGTTTTTGTTCGTAATAAGTTCCAAGCCATTCTGGAAATTCTTCTTTTACCCTTTTTAAATGTCTATCATTTAATTCTGGATATGTTCTACAAAATAAACCTCCTTGAACATTTCTATATCCTTTTGCTCCCCAATATAAAAGCCAATAAAGAATAATCCATCTCAAAGAATAAGACTTTCCACTCCCCAAAACTCCAGCATACAAGGTATAGCGATAATTTTTTGTGAATTCTAAAAACAATTTCTGTTTAGGAGTAAAATTTGCTAATTTGAAAAAGTTAATTTTTTCCATTTATTTTTTTTCATTGTCCTCATCATCTATTAATACTAAAACCCTTTTTTCTTCTGTTTCAATTGTTTGTTTTGCTTGTCCATATAATCTATCAAGAATATCTTTGTAAAATGAATAATTTCCTTTTAATGCTTGTGCTATTCCCCTTTTTACAATTTCTACTAAAACTTGGTCAGGATCTTTACTTAATTTTAAAGCCTTTCCAACTTCTATCAATGCTTCTCTTAAAAGAACTTTATAATTTCTTGCTCCTTTTGGTCTTCCTCCTTGTCCTTTTTTAAATTTGTATGGCTCTATATTTTGTGGATTTGGCATTTTTTTCGTTTATTTTTCGCTAATTTTTTGAGCTTTTTTACCTGTAAATTTTTCCCATCTTTTTAAAATAACTTCCGCATAAATTGGTTCAATTTCCATCATATAGCATCTACGATTTAATTTTTCACAAGCAATTAGAGTTGTCCCTGAACCACCAAATAAATCCAAAACTATATCGCCCCGTTTTGAAGAATTTTTAATTGCTCGTTCGCATAATTCTACAGGTTTTTGTGCGTAATGACCAGTTTCTTTTTCTCTTCTAATTTCCCAAACGTTTAAATCTCTAATTTTTATGTTTTTTGAAGTTCTAAAATAAGCAATTAATTCATAAGCGTTCATATAAGCATTTCCTAATCCACCTGATAATTTATACCACACGATAACATTTTTAAGACTTAAAGAAGAATCCCGAGTTAACTCTTGTAAAATATGTAAGGTTCTCCAATCGCAACAAATATACACATCTCCTTGTATAAAATGACACAAAATATTCAACCATAGACGAAAAAATGGATAAATCATTTTAGTATCTTGCACAAAGCCAGTGCTACTACCAAGAATAGAATACGGCGGATCAGTAAATACCATACCCGCTTTTTCTCCATTCATCAATTTCTCCACATCTTCCTTTTTTGTTGCATCCCCACACATTAACCGATGATTTCCAAGTTGAAAAATATCTCCATATTTTATATCCGTCTTTTTTACTTCTGGCACATAATCATCTTTTTCGCTATCTTCAATTTTTAAATCAAAAATTTTATCTAATTCCTCGCTTTCAAAACCTACTTCTTTTAAAAGTTCTTCATCAAAATTTGCCAAAAGTTCTATATTCCATTCCCCCAAATTTTTATTTAAACGAAGATTTAATTCTTTTTCTTTTTTAATATCTGGAATATTCACATAAACCACAGGAACTTTTTTATAGCCTAATTCTTTCAAAATTGTAAGTCTAAAATGTCCTCCGATAACAATGTTCTTTCTATTTTCCGCAGAATTAATAATTAAAGGATCAACTATTCCAAACCTTTTTATGCTCTCCTTTAAATCATTTATTTCCTTTTCCGTCCATTTACGAGGATTATATTCAGAAGGCTTCAAATTATCAATATCAACCCATTGAATTTTTAGTTTTTCCTGTTTATTTCCTGTATTTTTCATTTCTCAATATTATAACATCTAAAAAGAAATATTCCAAATGTCAAGTTTATCTTCTTTTTCCTTATTTTTTTCTTTTTTTTCACTTTTTCTTTTTTCTTTTCTTTCTTCCCTTGCAATTTCAACAACCATTTCTGATTGTTCTTCTTTACTAAAAACTGGAATATTATTTATTTCATATAGTTTTCCTTCTTTTGTCAATTTTTCTTCATTTTTTGTTTTCTTATTAATTATAAGCCTTCTTTTTTTGTAAAAGCAATCTTTACAAAGGAATAATTCTGGAGAAGTTTGTAAGCAATCTTTTTTTTCTTTTGATTGTTTACAAAACCAGCAAATTATTTGATTGTTAGTATTTTCTCTTAATGGTACAAAACTTTCTTTTTTTGTATTTTCTTCCGTTATCGGTTGCTTGTTTAAAAAAGAATGCTCTCCCTCGTTTGAAGAATTTGAAACACCAGAACTTTTATTATTGTATTCTATGTGTATTCTATGTTGTAATCTATGTATATAGTTTGAGGGATTTCCTTGAACTAGTTCGTGGGTTTGCCTCAAACTAGTTTGAGGGTTTTCCTCAATCTTGTTTGGGGCTACTTGACTATTTTCTTTTTTTTGTTCTTTTTCTATAAATTGTAGCCAGTCTTGTGATATTTTTTCCCAATTAAATGAATAATGAATTTTTGCTGGAATTCCTTTAAGTTCTTCTGTTAAATAACCTTTCTCTTTTAATATTTTTCTCGCAGTTTTCTGTTGCTCATAAGTCAATCCAGTTTCTTCTTCAATTTCTTCTGCTGTTTTAAAGAACTCGTTTTCAATTTTTTCTTTTCCTTTCCAATAAATAAATTGACAAAGAAAAATGGCTGAATTTACCGACCCTAAAAATTTAGCAACTTTTGGATAATAAGCAACTGGTCTTCCTGCGTCTTCTAAAAAAATTTGAAGTTTCATTTTTTTTATTTTCGGGGAAAAAAGAAAAGGGCGCCGGGGGAAAGATTATTTAGTGTGCAAAATGATAGGATAGGTCGGGCGCCCTTTTTCTTCTTTACCCCTATTGTTTAATTGCCGACCCTTTTTCTTTCATTATACTTCAATATTTTTCAAAGTCAAGTTGTTGATAACTTGTGAATTTCTATTAAAATATCTTGAATAATTAAACATCTTGACAAATTAAAAAACTTGATTTATAATAAAGTTAAACAATTAAACAGGTCGGTAATTAAAAAAAATTAAAAATGAAAAATGAGTAAAACAGAAATTACACTTTACATCTTAATAGCATCAGTTATAGGAGTATTAGTATATCTTTTGCCATATGTTTTGGAAAGTTGTTTAAAAAATTTCAATACTCCATTTTGCTAAATAGGTCGGTTATTAAACATTAAGCATTAAAAAATGATAAAAACAAAAGTAGAAGTTTATCTAAAACCTCATCCTGATATAGAAATTGAAGAAGAATTTTATGTAGATCAATACAATGAAGAAGTTAAAGAAAATATCTATAACTGGGCAAGAAGAAAATTTATAGAAGATATACCAGATGATAAAGAACTTGAAGAAACATACTG